AAGTTGATGCACTTAAATGGCCCTCAGGCTTCAATTGCACAGTTGATTAGCAGAGAGTCAAAAGATGACATGCAAGATGGTGAGAATACTAAAATTGAAAATTCGATTATTCCTAAAGTAATCACACACGAACCGTATTTAAGAACAGCAACTACTGATGCAGGTACACCCGACCCACATTCACAAGCAGGTAGTATTGCTACTAATTCATCAAGTTCAAGTGGTGCAAGTGGTGCCGCTAACCAAGAATCAATTACTAGTAATATTCCTCCTGGTGCAGTAGGACAGGGTACTGGTGTAGTAACTTATGGTTATGACATCGGGTCACCAGGCAAAACTAGAAACAAAGCAATTCAGGCGGCATTGATGAGTATATTAGATACGGCCGCCAAAGCATCAAGTGTTGATGCTGTAATTACAAGTGGTGGTCAAGATATTAAAGGTCAAGGAACTAGAAGAACAGGGTCTACTAGGCATGATGGTGGTTATGCGGCTGACGTTGCATTATATAGTAATGGTAATCGTTTGAGTGTAAATAAAAGAGCAGACTTGGCCATAATTATTGCATTCTGTGAAGCGGCAAAAGGCGCCGGCGCTAAAAGTATTGGTGCTGGTCCGGGATACATGTCTGGTAATACATTCCATGTTGATATTGCACTTGGTGTCACAACAGCATCATCAGGAGCAAATAGATGGGGTGCAGGTGGACGATTAAGAAATTCACCTAGTTGGTTAACAAATATTATGGTATAATAAATATCAAAGGAGAGAGTAATGGAGATGGAACAAACAGTTGGTGATGTAGGTGGAGACTTTACTAAAACAGTAATAGTTGAAAGTACAGGACCTGAAGGCGATGTTCAAGCAGGCATAGAATTCATATATCATATGCGTGAGCATTTGGTAGACATAGGGATGGCAACAGTCTATGCATTAGTAGTATATGCATTAGTGTTGTGGATTAAAAGAAAATTAAGTTAAAGGATAACAAATGATTTTTGATAAGAAGAAAGGCTCGTTGTTAAATTACATTCAACTACCGTTGCATGTGATAACGCCGTACGGCACCTACTTAGGTACTGGGTACGATGATAACAATAAACCCACGTATATACTTTCTCATATAAAAGTTAGTACAGAGAGGCTTGAAGACCTTACTTTTTCGTCACTAAGTAAAGATGCAATTATTGAAGATAAAACCCCAATATTAACGAAAACAGATGATAACATTATTGGATATAACTATAAGATTTCTGAAACTGAGTTAAAATATGGTTATATTACTGTTGCATCAACACGAATAGATATATCACAAAACAAAATAACTAAAGATGCCGCGGCATTTATTTTAGAAAAACAACTAAGAAACATTGGAAATATACTAGAAAAATATGTACATTATGTTAGATTTGCGCAACCACAATATGATGCGATGTTGTACTATTTCTTTAATCTGGGTGTTTCAAAAATTGAAAATAGTTCAGTTATGGACTTAATTAATGCAGAAGATTGGTTCAATGTAACAGATGAAATTCAATCAGATATAAAAACAAACAACGGCAAAGTTGATGAACAAGCCGCTGTTATGAGAATTAAAACTGCAAAGATGTTTAGTTACGTTCCTGGATTTTAATCAGGCCTTTCTGTTAAAATTTTATCAATAAGTCCATATTCAAGTGATTCTTCTGCACTCATAAACTTATCACGTTCCATATCTTCTGTCATTTGTTTGAATGTTTTGCGTTTAGAATTATGCTTAACATAGATTTCTGTTAGGTTCTTTTTCATCTTCTGAATTTCGTTAACTTGAATTTGCATATCAGTTGCTTGTCCGCCTGCACCACCGCTTGGTTGATGTATCATGTGCCTTGCATTTGGTAATGCATATCGTTTTCCTTTAGCACCAGCCTGAGCAAGTAATGACCCCATTGAACATGCTTGACCCATCACAGTAGTTGATACATCTGGTCTGATAAACTGCATAGTATCGTAAATTGCCATACCAGAAGTCACTACACCGCCTGGTGAGTTGATATAAAAATGAATATCTTTATCTGGGTTTTCTGCTTCTAAAAATAATAGTTGAGCGCAAATCAAGTCTGCTTGATAATCGTTAACTTCGCTTGTTAGAAATATAACTCGTTCTTTTAGCAAACGTGAAAAGATATCGTAACTTCTCTCACCATTTGCAGATTGGTCAATGACCATTGGGACTAGATTAGGCATAATTGTTCCTTTATTGTAGTTAACTTTGGCGCAATGAAATCTTTAATCATCTCATTGTTTGTTTCATCATTAAAATGTGTATGGTCGCATAATATTGCTTCCTTACTGTATTTATTTGTATAGTATGCAGTTGCATTGCTTTTATCATTAAACTGAATCCATTCAGTTTTAGATTTTAGATTTTCAAAACTTGGGAAATCTTCTAAGTGCGCAAAGAAACTCCATAATATTGGTTTGACTCCTAACATGTTGCATAGATTAATTGTCTGTAGTGTATCTAACAACCCCCAAAATTGTTGTGAGTTTTCGATAGCAGTTATATTCCATTGTACTGATTTCCATGTTTCGAAATCATTACCCACTGCAAATGTCGGTTCGTTCATTGGTTGAGTTATTGAGCGTAGATACTCCCATGCACTTGCACTATCTCTGTATACATCATCTTCAATCACTGATAAGTCAGTTTCAGTTTGAATTTGCGTATATGAATCCTGCATCACTCTAAAGTTTAGACTAGACCTATGCCAAGCAAATTCTATAAGCATTGCATCAATATTGTGCTTTTGTTTCAGATAAACTAGTTTATTCAGGTATAATTCACTCCCCTTACCAGCACATGCGCTGTTAAAGAATTCTATACCATCAGTATGCTCATACAACCACTTCTCAAATGGTAACGCTAGTAGGTCACCACCGTCAGGATTGTGGTGCATTCCTACACTATAACTTGAACCAACGATTCCTACTTTCATTTAAAATCTAATTCTATTTGGATGTACTTTATCTTGTAATTGTTTTTCTAATAAACTAATTTTTTCTTTCAAATTTTCAATAGTTAGTTCGTGTAGTTTGACTGTTTCTTGTGCAATCAATAACTCTGGGTCCGTTTCAAATGTGTAGTTTGTAATCTCTATATCATCGTAATGATGAATGTTTGCAAAATCTAACACCTCATCGTGTGTATATTCGTGCGTAAGCGAGTAGTCATTTGAAAGCATCCAGTCTCTTTCTACTGATAATTCTGGAAATAACTCTAGTTGTACTTCATTTGCCACAATATTCTCCTATATTATGCTTATTATTATAACATTAAAAAATAGTATTGTCAAGTGTCTGTTTTTAAAACTTCGAAGTTTATGTAGTGATAAATACTCTTAATAGAAAATAACTACAGAGAGAATAAGTTATGGCAAAATTTACAGGTTTCAGTACCAAGAACAAAAAAGCAATCAATCATGTCCTAATGGGAAATGATTTAGTTGTTGAAGATTTGATGAATCATATTATGACTCGTAAAGGTGAGAGAGTGATGTTGCCAACATATGGCTCAATTATACATGATATGATATTTGAACCTCTTACTCCTGAAGTTACAGAGTTAATAGAAGAAGATTTGACAAGTATTGTCAATGACGACCCACGATGCAGTTTGACAAGTATTGCAGTAAGCGATAGTGGTCACACAGTAAATGCATCACTTAGAATTAGTATTCTACCATCAAATACTGAGGTAGATTTAAACATAGATTTAGAGAGAGAATAAAATGAGCCAAGACAGAGTGGACAATTTATTTGCAAGTGAAAGTTGGACAGCAGTCTATACTGCATTCACAAACGTTAGTTTAAAAGCATACGACTTTGATACAGTCAGAGAGGCGCTACTAGCATACACGAAGCAAACATACCCAGAAAAATTTAATGACTTTATTGCAAGTTCAGAATTCATAGCAATTCTTGACCTAGTTGCATACTTAGGACACAGTTTATCGTTCAGATTGGACATGAACACACGTGAAAATTTCTTAGACTTAGCAGAACGTAGAGCAAGTATTCTACAAATGGCAAAGACTTTAGGTTATAACAAGACACGACCTATTAATGCAAAGGGATTTATGAAAATCACAAGTGTATCAACCAACGAAGCCGTTTATGATAACGAAGGCAACTCTCTCGCCGGTAGCGTTATCAATTGGAATGACGCAAACAATGTTGATTGGTATGAAGACTTTATTAGTATTATTAATTCATCTTTTGCAGGAACGACAAAAATCCAAAACCCAAATGCATCATTGACTGTAGCAAATGTCGAACATTATTCATATGAAATCAACGAAGATGTTAATACAAAAGCAGTAACTTATACTTTTAATGCAAATATTGATGGTGGTTCCAGAACATTCGATACTGTTCGTACTGAGTTTGTCGATAACAAGGTTGTCGAAGCAGAACCAAATCCTAATAAAAACTTTACTATCGTCAATCGCAATGACAACTTAGGCCCAGCCTCAGATAGAACTGGATT